AAATGGAAGATATTAAAAACAATTGATGACAATTTAAAAGAATACAAAAGAGTAAAAAAGAAATTAGATTTTAATGACATGATAAAACAATTAATTGATAAAGAATCTTTACCTAGATTCAAAGTTATATTTATTGATGAGGCTCAAGATTTATCACCATTACAATGGAAATTATTTGATAAACTAAAAGAACATACAGACGATATTTATTTAGCAGGTGATGATGATCAAGCTATTTTTGCCTGGGCTGGTGCAGATGTAGATAGATTCATAAGTCAAAAAGCTGATGAAGAAAAAGTTTTAAAATATTCAAAAAGAATCTCTAGAGCAGTTCAAGAACAATCAGAGATACCTATTGAAAAAATAGAAGGACTAAGAAAAGAAAAAGATTATTATTCAAGAGACTATGAAGGTGAGTGTGAATATATAAATAATTTAGATCATGTAGATTTAACAACAGGAAAATGGGTTATTCTAACTAGAACTATTAGTAGATTAGTTAGTATGAAAAAAGAATTAAGAGAAAGAAATTTATATTATCAAACAAAGAAAGAAAAATCTTTTAGAGTCAGAGTCTATAATGCACATGTTAATTATAACTCCTGGTGTAGAGGAAAGATATTAGATGAAAAAGAATGGAAAGATATTGAAGAATACATTGGAAAAAAGATGGAAGATTGGGATCCAGATTTAGATTGGTTTGATGCATTTAAAGAAGTTGAATATGAAGATAAGGAATACATTAAAGAAATGATGGAGAATGGAGAAGATTTAGATTCACCTGCTAGAATATTTATATCAACTATACATGCATTTAAAGGTGGTGAACAAGACAATGTAATACTTTGTTTAGATCAACCAAATAAAATTAAGAAAGCAGTACGTAAAAGTAAAAGTAAAAGTGATGAAGAACATAGAGTTTGGTATGTAGGAATCACACGTGCTAGAAATAATTTATATAAACTAAAAGCTAAAAAGAAAGCCAATGCATACAAATTATAGAATTACACAACAGTGTAAACAGAACGGGGTAGCGACATTTCCTATGGGGTGGGTGGCAGCATCCTCCTTTAACGAGGAGAGTTGGTTCGGGTCGCGAGCCCCTATGTTTTTTAACCCGTTAAACCAACAACTGCCACAAATAACTTAAAGGAGAAAATATGCATCAATCACAAATAGATAAACTAGCAGTACTCTGGAATAAAACTAGAGATGAAAAATATAGAAAGGCCTGGTATGAAGCGGTCAGAAGGGTATATGGATAATGAGTAATAAAGATATGTTTGATAAAGTGTTTCCACAAGATAAGCAGATAGGTGGGAGTCACTATAAAGATTTTCATATTCAACCGTATGAATTTATTTCTAAAAACGATCTTTCTTTTTTTCAAGGAAACGTTATAAAGTATGTATGCCGTTATATGAATAAAAATGGTATACAAGATTTAGAGAAAGTAATTCATTATTGTGAATTAGAAATTAAAAAAATGCAAGATATGAAAAGGAAAAAATAATGTTAATGCCAACTACAGAATGGGTAGCACCTACAGAGTTTCCTGATTTAAGAAAAGCAGAAGAGATTGCAATTGACTTGGAAACAAGAGATCCAGAATTAAAGAAACTGGGTTCAGGGGCCATTAGAGGTAGTGGTGAAGTAGTGGGTATAGCTGTGGCTGTAGATGGTTATAAAGCTTATTTTCCTATTGCACATGGTGAAGGTCCAAACATGGATCGTAAAAAAGTTTTAGACTGGTTTAAAGATGTTTGTGAATCACCTGCTACAAAAATATTTCATAATGCAATGTATGACGTATGTTGGATTAAAAATTTAGGTATTAAAATAAATGGTTTAATTATAGATACTATGATTGCAGCATCTATAATAGATGAAAATAGATTTCAATATTCACTAAACTCTTTGTCTTGGGTTTATTTAAATCAAGGTAAGAATGAAGCTTTACTAACTAAAGCAGCTAAAGAAAGAGGATTAGATCCTAAAGCTGATATGTGGAAATTACCTGCAAGTGAAGTAGGTGGATATGCAGAAAAAGATGCTGAGTTAACTTTATTATTATGGCATCACCTAGAAAAAATTATTGTTGATGATGGTCTACAAGATATATTTAATCTTGAGACTGATCTCTTTCCTTGTTTAGTCGATATGCGCCACCTAGGTGTTCGGGTAGATATAGAGAAAGCTGATCAATTAAAAAAAGTAATGGCAATAAAAGAACAAAACCTATTGCAACAAATAAAAATAGAAACAGGAATAGACACTCAGATATGGGCAGCCAGATCGATTGCACAAGTTTTTGAAAAACTAAAGCTACCTTATAGCCGTACTGAAAAGACTGACTCTCCTTCATTTACTAAAAATTTTATTTCTTCTCATGAACATCCTGTAGTTCGTATGATAGCAGAAGCTAGAAAAATAAACAAGGTCAGTACAACTTTTATTGATACTATTTTAAATCATTCACATTTAGGTAGAATACATGCAGATATAAATCAAATTAGATCTGATGACGGAGGTACAGTCACAGGAAGATTCTCATATGCAAATCCTAATCTACAACAGATTCCAGCACGTGATCCAGATACAGGCCCACTGATAAGAAGTTTATTTATACCTGAAGAAGGTTGTACATGGGGTACGTTTGACTACTCACAACAAGAACCAAGACTTGTTGCACACTACGCATTAAGATTTGGTTTGGATTCAGCAACTCCAATATCAGAAGCTTATCAAGAAGATCCTAAAACAGACTTTCATCAAATCGTAGCTGACATGGCAGAGATAGATAGAAAAGAAGCTAAAACAATTAACTTAGGTTTGTTTTATGGAATGGGTAAAGCAAAACTTCAAAACGAATTAAATGTTTCAAAAGATAAAGCAGATGAATTATTTAATACTTATCATGGTAGAGTTCCATTTGTAAAACAATTAATGAATCAAGTTATGTCTGCAGCACAATCAAAAGGACAAATAAAAACTTTACTTGGTAGACGTTGTAGATTTCCTAAGTATGAACCAATACTTAGAGGTTCTGATTGGGGTACATTTGTTCCTGCAGAAGATCATGACACTATGTTAGAATTAAAAGAAATGGGTCCACATTTAAAAGACAGAGATGGAAACATTTTAAAAGATACAAAAGGTAATCCTAAAAAAAATTATTGGTATAATAATTCAACACGTAGAGCCTTTACATACAAAGCATTAAATAAATTAATTCAAGGTAGTGCAGCTGATATGACAAAAAAAGCTATGGTTGATTTATATAAAGAAGGTTTAATAGGTCATATACAAATACATGATGAATTAGATTTTTCTATTGAATCAGAGAGTCAAGCTAAAAAAATAAAAGACATTATGGAGAATGCAGTTGATTTAAAAGTACCTAATAAAGTAGATTATGAATCTGGCCCTAATTGGGGTGAAATAAAATAATGATAGAAACTTATGATAATCTTTTAACTCCTTCTGAATCTAGTAATTTATTTAATTTAATTATGAATTCTAATTTTAAAATAGGTTGGGATGATAGTGACGAATTACAACACAAAGCTTTTCCAAATATACACGCTGAATATAATCTTTTAGACATACAGAAAACTAAACTATTAGTACCTATGTTAGATAAATTAAAAGATAAAAATATAGGAATGAATAATTATATTAAATGTATAGTAAATTTAACAAAACCAATGGATGTGAATTTTATTCACAATCATCCTGATCAAATTGTTGCTTTACATTATTGTAATATAACATGGAATCCGGAATGGGGTGGAGAAACTGTATTTTATAAAGATAATAAAAAAGACATTTTATTTTCTAGTCCTTATACTCCAAATAGATTAATAATTTTTGATGGAGACATACCTCACACAATTAAATCTCAAAATATATTAGGGACAAGTTATAGATTTACAATTAGCGTATTTTTTAATAAAATATAATTATGTACTATGTCTTATTTAAATGCTAATATACCGCCGATTTATTGTAAAATAAGGAAGGAATATCTTTATGATCTTAAAAAAAATAAAGGACAGTCTAGTGACTGTGTTATCTTTGGGCTTAGCTCTATTTCAGGTCGTGCTATCTTATTTCATTGCATGTTACCAAATGGTGCTGTCTTTTATAGACTACCTATTTCAGCCTTCTTTCAAAAAGAGTTTGAAAGACAAGACGTGCCTGATATGCGAGTGGATCAACTCCAACTGTGGAACTGCTTTAGTTATTATCCTAGTATCCATTGTTTTGATTGGTTGGCTGGTATAGACGGTAAATTTATAGGTAAAGATAAGAAATTTTATCCAGGTCAATATCTTTTTACAGTTGACTGGGCGCATCCAGAGACTAATATACTAAATACGGAACATTCTGAAATTCC